GATAAACTCAGTAACCTTGAACAGGTATTCAAACCCATAGAAGCCAAATTTATTTGGACCTTCATTTCCAGCCGGGTCCATTACTATTCCGGGACCACTCACACTATCCAAAAAGAAGTCAATGATGCCAACAGTTCCGCCTAGAACATCCTTGGTTAATGCGCCGTCTATAATACGTTTGGTCATGTCCATCAAGTCAGGAATGACGGTATATAGGCCGCGTCCCTCACCTACTGGCTTATAAGCCAATGAGTAACGCAATTCATATTCCAATCTACCCATACGTAACCCCTCGAGGCCAGTCGCATTGTATCCAATGACAACATTGGATATAAAGCCGCCACGCATTTCAGGGTAAAGCAATGGGCATTCGCGCGGGTTAATTGCATCTGGCAACTCAAATGTGTCTTTGACGGTCAGGTCCGCAACCGCGCTCATTAACTGCGTCTTGATGGCGGCTGTAACAGTGGCAAAGGCAAGCGTCGAGGTCATACCAACCGCCTGTAACTTGCCAGAATCTTCTCGCCCCATGCGGGCACATCGCCCGGCGTGATGACCACGCCTGCCGCGGTCACTCTTGCCGCACCCACCACACTCTCGCCAAAGCGCGCCTTATATAGATTGTGGGCAAGTGCAAGAGTAAGAGTGGCAATATCTTTGGGCGGCACGGCAGAATAACCCCATGTACCTTCTACGCTGATTACCGCCTCACTATCACCGACCGCAGAATATTGCCAGTACACATTTTGCGACCATTTCAGCCGGATTTCATGCTTGGGGTATGTATTAAGCGGATACAGGTTAAAACCAGCAGGGGGAATGACAATGCCATCACCGTTGGTCAGGGTTGTTACACCAAGCAGGTCGTCATCATCAATGTATAAACTAAGACCATTTGGCAGGTCATACAGATGTGTCTCTGTGCGCGGATAAAAAGTTCGATGAGTATCGCCATCGATATAGCGCGAGGCCGTCTCGATCATGCTCGTCAGCAAGGCATCATCGCTCGCGTCCGTAGGCAACGGCGCGCCGCCTGAAGTCATGTACTGCCTCATGCTATTCAGATCGCAATAGTTGCTACTCATAAAAGCACCTGGTTACTTATCGCGCTTCACAAAGACATCCGACACTTTCCAGGAGTGGTTATATTTGGCCTGGATCCAGCCGGCATTTTCAATCTTCAACCACACATCTTTATCGTCGATGAACTCGTCAATGGCATGAAGGGGGCCGTCGCCCTTGACCAACAAAATCGCGGTACGATCTTTGTCATTATGATCGGCAAAGATAGGGAGGTTGGTCTTGACCCAAATCAATCTATCTATTGAGTAGTCCATAACAGCTCCTATGGGAAATTATTTCCATTGGGGCTCAGCCAGGGGCCATTGCCCTTTTCGCGTGCGCCAACGCTAGGCTGAGCCTTAGGAAAGGAGGAGGAAGTATTTTTAGGTAAACCCACTTAGACGATAACCGCCTGAGTACCAGTAACCAGAGTCGGCGGATTTTTATGGCTGCCCTTATACAAGGTGGCAACAACCGCATTCGGGAAAGCGGCGGTAGTAGTAACCACGACCAACTTTTGAAACGGACGCGCTGCGATTACTTTGGTATCGATGGTTTGGACTGTGGTATCGCCCAACGCTTTGGTAACTTGCACCAAAACTGCACCGGTAATGTCGGCCGCGCCAGCGCCGCCGGTCAGGATATAGTCCTGAACCTTCATGTCAATCAAACCAGTCGCGGTTGCGACGCCTAAGACCAGCGAATACAGCACGCGGTCAAAACCGGCGCAGTTGACTTCGATGGTAGTCATAGTGCCTACAGTACCAATCGTCGGCTCGCACGCGACCATCGATTTTGATTCAGCAGCAATATTGTGAGACATTTTGTTTTCCTTTTTGGTGGGGTTCCAGACCCACCTATGAAGCATTGCTGGGGGGCCGGTTAGCCCCCCGTTTGATTGTTGTTTAGGCTAGACTTATGCCTGTAGCATCCAGAGGATTGCTTCGCTCTGCAGAACGGCTCCGCCCTCGCGTACTTTAGCGAATAGGCCGATTTGACCATTCGCCTGATATAGCCAGGGGTTGCGTGCCACGGATAGGGACTGCCGTTCGGCAATCGCGTAGAAGTCCGGGTTGACTAGTAAAGCGGTCTTGGTCGCTGTAACAACTGGGATAGCGGTCGGCATCGCAGAGGTACAATAGACTGGGATACCGGCACCTAGGTAGCCGTTGGGGGAAACATCTTTTGGGCCACCTTTGCCCTGTGGCATATCGGTGAAGGCGAAGGCAACAGTGGTCAGAGCACGGATGAGACCCAAGACTGGCCGGGAACAAACGAATGCCAGGTTATCAACATATTGGTCGGGCATAGCATACAGCAAGCCCTGGATATCACCTACTGCGATGAGAGCGGCGGCGGCGGTGGTTTTACCAAGTGACCCACCTACTGCCATCGCCTGAGGCATTGCAGTGCCAGTGCCGGAAACGATGAAGTAATAGTTCTCGGCGGCAGCCAGAGCACGGCCCCAAACACCAGCAAGATATGCGTCAGCGCCCGGCGCGTCGGCTTCCCATTCCTCGCTCAGTTTGATGAGTTTGGTCATCTTGTGGATTGTGACTGGCACCTGTCCGGCGGTTGGTTCGTTCTCATCATAAGCGCCAGTCTCGGCGGTCACAACGAACTTGGTAGCAGCCGTACCCTCAACAGGGAACAGAAGACGGTCACTTTGAGTTGGCACAGCCAGAACACCGATCTTGCGCGCAATAGAGAGCTCGTTGCGCTTTTCGATAATCCTTCCGTAGAAGTCATCGGGCACGTAGAAGCCGCCAGCGGCATCAATTTGCCCGGCCATAGCAACCTTCAATTCATCAGCATCCAGACCTTCATAAAACTTATTATCCGGCAGCAATGCGCCGTTGACCTTGCCGGTCTGGATGAAATTCAGGAAGCCCTTGACTGCATCATCAGCAAAGCCTGATTTGGTCTTGGTGTTGACGTTGGGTTTCGTGATAAGTGCCGCGCCCTGCTGCTTGGGTTCTGCAACCGGCACGGGTGCGGGTTGTGCCGCTTTGACTGCTTCGGTCACAACGGCAGGGATGGCCGTCTTGATTGCTTCGGCAACAATGGCGGCGATTTCTTTCTGTGTATCTGCGTCCATAGTAAACTCCTTTTTGTTTGGTTTAGTTTCTTCTGCCGCCACCCTTTCGGGTACCTCAGCAGGGATAAATGATTTCAGGGATGTAGCTACGTTCTTGGGTTCGGCTGGGCGATGCGTGATAGTGGCATCCAACCCCAAAGGCCATCGTTTCAGGTAGGTATGTCCTTCTTGCGGTTCACGAACAATGAGATGTTTGGCGGTGCCAGACGACCAACCCAACTTGCCTTTTCTGGCAAAGTCGGCAATGATCATTTCGTACTCATCGCGCTCTTTCAGTAAGGTCTCAGCAAAAATGCCCTCGGGCGTCATGGTCAGAGTAGCCTTGCCCAATTTACGTTGACCGATGATTTTGTTCTTGCCATGATCAAAATAGACGGTAGACTGCGCCGGAAATTCCAGATCAAAATCTGTATCTTTATCAAAGTATTCGCCGGTCGCATCCACTGATATACCTTTGGTAAAGCGCACAAGATAACCGGCCAATTTTAGGCCGTCAGCAGTGGCAACCGCTTTGATTGCATCGCCATCGAATACTTCAACTTCATCTTCGCCGGCTTCGCCTAGTGACTTGGGCATCTGTGTCCACTCTGGAGTCCGCGGGCAACTTGCGCCCAGCGAGTTGGCTGCGTCATGGATGGATTGCAACTTCTCCTGATCCTTTCTGGAATGACGTGCACCGCGCTTGATTTCGTTCTCGGGATCTTCCTCGTCTGGCAATACATTAGGCACTTTGCCAATGGACTTATTGGCCTCTTCCCCTAAGGTTGCATAGCAGATAGCGTGGGACGATCCTTCATCGAAACCCTTATCAAGTAAATGTCCCAGACAACGCTCCATTTTGGCAGTGTGATAATCGTGTTTAATATCGGCGACCGAATGAGATTCATGCAATTTGTCCCATTCGGTTTCAACATTGCCCATCAATTCATCAATAAATTCGGGCATATCCAACGCGGCCACATTGAGTTTTGTCCATCCCTTTTGTTCCATCTTTGTGGCACAGTTTGGGCATATCTTGCGTACTTCTTCCAACTTAAGCCAAACCGCTTTGCCTTCCTGATGCTTATCCCACATGGAATGGCAAATTGCCACGGCCTGGTTTGGGTCTTTGGCTGTGCCTTCGTGAATCACAATTGGAATACAACGACTGATATAGTCGTCTCTTGATTCACCGAGTAAGGGTTTTGGCATGGACACCTCCACACAACAAAAAAAAGAGCGACCGGAATATTCGTCCAGTCGCCCAGTTAGGACACATCGTGGAGTTCAGGTCATGTCATATCAGTGCACGCATTTAGCGTATCCGCACCTGTATGGCTATTTAGTTAGTAATATTATACCACAACTTGTAATGATGTTATAACATCTTTACAGCCACGATGCAAGATATCACTTCAACTTGCACGCTATCAGCAATTTGTCTACCCATGTCTCGAATATCTTGATGATCTGCGGCATCTTTTCATCCACAACCTCACGCAGGATACGCCAACCGCGGTCATCCATTACTTTAGCTTGCTTATGGGGTGAATATTCATCGCCTGCTAGGTATGGTGCATAACTGGCACTGTTACCGATGGTGGTTTTGTAAGCACTACTTTCAACCGTCCAGCGTGTGCCATATTTTTCAGACTTCATATTATTGCCATACTTGTATTGCATACCCCGCCCACGGATGTAATATGGCGTAGGTGGCGCATTGGCGCTGTCAGCTGGAGGATACTTCTGGATGCCTTCAGTTTTCAAGATGAGTTTAGCCGCATCGTTACCAGCTTGCGCCAAATGGTGCTGCACCTGGCGCGGGACCTGTTGGAGCGCGGCCTGTAATTCTTCTATTCCCTTGATTTCAACTTTTATAAAATCGTTAGGCATTGGCTAATATATCCGTGGTTACTTGATCCCAACAACGACATCCAGGATGAGGGTCAGGGGGTGCATCATATTCCTCACCCGTTTCAGGATGCACAAACGGTTCATCAACTTCAACTTCTTGTCCATTAAGAGGAGCACAACGATCACAAACAAAAGCATCCCGATTCGTGAACCAAGTCTTAATTACCCGCACATCCGGCCATTCATTCTTCAAGTCCTGCCCTACCAACTTATTGGCTTGAGCATAAGCTCTGGTAGTTTCTGTTGTTGCGATTAATAAAGCCCGGCTCTCGTCATACGGCAGCATGTTCACCACATCGCCTATAGTAAAGCCCGGGGTTTCAACGAACGTTGAAATGGCAGTCTGCAATGCATCCCGTGTCGTATCGTTGATCCCCTTCACCAAATCGAACGCATATTGCCGTGCCCACTCAACCGCCCGCGAATTGGTCAGCGTCCAATCCATGCCGATGGTGACAGACTGTCCAAACAATGCCACGCCATCTTTGGACGCGAGTATCAGTTCAGCCAATATCTCGGCGTCGAAATCCTCATCATCGAACAGGTCATCCGTAATGATGCCAGGTGGCATGGCGATGGCTTTACGATCGGGATATTTCAACGCCAACCGCGCCAGCAACTTCTCTTGTTGCCTGGAGAAGCAACGGCGCATGACGCGATAGATACGCTGTTCTGACTTCTCCTTCATGTCCTTGCCCGGTTCTTTCTTGTCACGCGCTGGTATCTTGGCCTTGATGCAAGCCAAATCATAGCACAGGTCATCCGGCAGTGGTATGCCTTGCGCCTCAGCCCAGGACACGGCAGACAGGATGGCGGAAACGAGGTCAGGCATTATCTTCAATAATTTTAGACATTATGAGCCATACTGGATGTTCAGGAGATATTTCATCAAGCATTTTTTCTATATCTGAAGTCAATTTATAACAATATTCGAGGCGATTTTGCAATATTTCAAATTTTCTTTCTGTTGTTTCTTTTTCAAATTCCTCAATATCAATTTTGTTCATCCCGCCTCCATCTTTCTCTAATTCAAATTCACCTTTGGTTTATCCATGTAAATTCTAAAATAGACAATATGGCCATCCGGCATTTTTACCTTTTGTAAGCCAATTTCCGTTTTAGTCGTTCTC